TTATTCCTCCAGTTGTTGAAGACTGCGGCTGCGAATCTCTTGTTGCAGCTTTTCGATCACTTCATTTACGTCCATGCTGCCAAGGTCTTTACCACGACGGGTACGCACGGCCACTTTGCCGGCTTCGACTTCTTTGTCGCCACAGACCAACATATACGGGACACGACGTAAAGTGTGCTCGCGGATTTTAAAGCCAATCTTCTCATTTCTCAAGTCCGCTTTTACACGAATGCCCGCATTTTGTAGTTTACGAGTCAATTCGTTAACGTATTCAGACTGAGAATCGGTAATATTCATCACCACGACCTGCACCGGCGCAAGCCAGGTTGGGAAGAAGCCAGCAAACTCTTCGGTCAGGATGCCGATAAAGCGCTCCAGTGACCCCAGAATGGCACGGTGAATCATTACCGGCACCTGACGCTCGTTACTTTCGCCAACATAAGAGGCGCTTAAACGCTGCGGCAGGGAGAAGTCCAGCTGTACAGTACCGCACTGCCATGCACGATCGAGGCAGTCATACAATGTAAATTCAATTTTCGGACCGTAGAACGCGCCTTCACCCAGTTGATATTCAAACGGGATATTGTTTTCTTCCAGCGCGACTGCCAGATCCGCCTCAGCACGATCCCAGGTCTCGTCACTACCAATACGTTTTTCCGGACGAGTTGAGAGCTTGACCACGATTTTTTCGAAGCCAAAGGTGCTGTACATATCGTAGACCATACGAATACAGGCGTTTACTTCATCACGCACCTGATCTTCAGTACAGAAGATGTGGGCATCATCCTGAGTGAAGCCACGTACGCGCATCAGACCATGCAGCGCGCCTGATGGCTCATTACGATGGCAGCTACCGAACTCCGCCATACGCAGCGGCAGATCGCGGTACGATTTCAGACCCTGGTTAAAGATCTGCACGTGGCCCGGGCAGTTCATCGGCTTGATGCAGTATTCACGGTTCTCGGAAGAGGTGGTGAACATCGCATCTTTGTAGTTGTCCCAGTGCCCGGTTTTTTCCCACAGCACGCGGTCCATCATGAACGGACCTTTTACTTCCTGATACTGGTACTCTTTCAGCTTAGAACGCACGAAAGTTTCCAGTTCGCGGAAGATAGTCCAGCCGTCGTTGTGCCAGAACACCATACCCGGCGCTTCTTCCTGCATATGGTACAGGTCAAGCTGCTTACCGATCTTACGATGGTCGCGCCTGGAGGCTTCTTCCAGACGCACCAGGTACGCGTTCAGCGCTTTTTTATCGGCCCACGCGGTACCGTAAATACGCTGCAACATCTTATTGTTGCTATCGCCACGCCAGTAGGCGCCTGCGGTCTTCATCAGTTTAAAGTGATGACAGAAACGCATGTTCGGCACGTGCGGCCCGCGGCACATATCGACATATTCTTCGTGATGATACAAGCCTGGCTTGTCATCATGGGCGATGTTTTCATCAAGAATCGAAACTTTGTAGGTTTCACCGCGCTTGACGAAGGTTTCACGCGCTTCGTGCCAGCTGACTTTTTTCTTGATGACGTCATAATTCTTTTCGGCGAGCTCGTGCATACGTTTTTCGAGCGCGTCGATATCTTCCTGGGTCAGCGTATGATCGAGATCGACATCATAATAGAAGCCGTTATCGATAACCGGGCCGATAGCCATCTTAGTATTTGGCCACAGTTGCTTAATCGCGTGACCTAACAGGTGCGCGCAGGAGTGACGAATAATCTCCAGACCGTCTTCATCTTTAGCGGTGATGATAGAGAGCGTAGCATCGTTTTCGATGGGATCGCAGGCATCAACCAGCTCACCATTCACACGTCCGGCGATAGTGGCTTTCGCCAGGCCAGGACCGATATCCAGAGCGACATCCAGCGGGCTAACTGCGTGGTCGAAATGGCGTTGGCTGCCATCAGGAAGCGTAATTACAGGCATTTTATGTCCTTATTTGCAGTGGTGCCCCACACGAAAGAGCACATACAAAATTGATTAGTTTATTAATATTAGTAGCTTACGATCGTTTCTTTGCTTCACTCTGCAAAGTGTGTACATCGGGATGTACCAAATCCAAAATGTACCCGCCATAAACACCTAATACCGAGAGGCTATGATACACGCCAACAACTTATCTTGAAAGCTACAACAAAATTATGGTCATAGTACCGGGCACTCATCTTCCAGCACGCTGATGATATTATGCGTCAGTACCCCGCACACCTCGACATCATCCAGCGCCTCATCTTCTATCGCCTCACCATCTGCCGTTATCAGTGCCTCGCCGAGAAGTTTTGCAAATTCCATCCGTCCATCGTATCGAATCAGCACAGTGTCGCCCTGCTGTGTCCGTCGCGACACATCGATGACTGCATAGCCCCCTGACGTTTCGACGATGAGTTTGTTTGCGTCTATGTCGCAGATAGTGTTCATTGAGACTCGTGACTCTGCAAAATCGTTCGCCGGAGACGGAAATCCCATCAGAGAACCCTCCCCATATTGCGTAACATCCACAACCTGTTTTCGCTTTCATCTGTCGTTTTGTCGACAAAATACGTCTGGTTGCGCTCTATCCACGCGTTTGCCTCACGGCCCGAGAAATGTATCCCTCGGCTTTGCAGTTCACAGACAAAATCCCTGGTGCGTAAATAACGATACCCTTTGGGATTGATAGCGATTGAGGCGGCAAAAGCCTCTCTGATTTTGTGCTGGAGCATGGTAGCCTCCTGATCAATACTGGTTGTGCATACAGTAGTTTTATCGAGGAGGCAGATCAAGAGAGGTTGCGCCTATCAATTTTTTCCACCGATGTAAGGCAATGATATTGCACATCCCTGTGCATTTCTCACTGAGCGCAGGCCCAGATATAGAACGGGTAGAGGCAGTTGTATGCCATGTACTGGCGGCCCCAGGTATCCCAGTGAATTCCATCGTTGTGAGTATCAACATAACTACCCGTCATCGCATCACGTGTGATACTCGAACCGTCGCTGCTCCATGCGGTGTCGGCAGGCATGATGCCCCACGACGGGATGATGTGGAGTTTCTCAGCCTGCCGACCTTTGAATGCTCCGATAACGTTACGCACGTACTGCGATACTGTCGCATTCCATACAGCGCGACTCTGAGTCGTCACGCAATACGGGGCAATCGCAATTCTGGCATTCGGGCAGGCGACTTTAATCTGCGAGACCATATAGTTGATTTGCGCAATATACGCGTCAGGAGTCTGACCAATTGCCTGGTCGTTCCACGCCAGCGCAATAGAGACAATATCAGGGTCAGCAAACCCCTGTGCATCCAGATACCGGCGATAGTCAAACGTGTAGAACGTGCCTGTTTGAGTATCCGCGTATGACAGTTCACTCACCGCACCGGTGTTCAGGAAACACATTGCCGGGTTTGCCGTTTTTTGCGCTTCGGTAGCCTCGAACAGGAACGGGTTTTTCTCCGTACTGGACGGGTTATCGGAGCTAATATTTATCCGCGTGCTGCCCAGTAACGTCCGTTTACCGACGAAATGAGCGGCCGCCCAGCTCTCGCGCCCCTCCCCATTTCCGCCCTCTGCCTGTGACATCGTACCAATCTGACTGACCGTCACTCCTGCCGCAGTGAGCAGCGTAGACAAGCGTGCTACCTGCCCGCGGTTCGTCAGTGAGTCACCGATGAGCGCAATACGTTTAGATGCCGATACTGATGCCGGGCCACGGAGAATTGACATATCACGGCTGGACCACTGCGCGGGTTTCTGCCGGTTGTGGAAACTGATGCGCACGGAAGTCCCCGTTTTTGCAGGGTCAATCTCCAGCGTGCGGCTGGTTTCGTAGCTATACGGCTGACCACTGACTGCAGTTCCCCGTATCGACCAGTCCAGGAATTTACCCGTATCCGCTGTCCAGTTCATCAGCAATTGATTGCACTGCAAAATCAATGGTGCGGTAGGGTGCGCAAATACCTGGTCAGGCAGCAGGATTAAATCCTCGGCTCCCGTTATTGGGGTATTCACTGCCAGCAGCGGCGGGTACGGGTTCACGATTAACCCGTTAACCCAAGACGCCAGTTGCGGGTCACGCACCAGGCCCTTTGTTATGTTCAGTATCGGCGTGGCTGATGATGCCGCGAAAAAGTTGAACACGTACAAATCGGCATTCTGGAACGTGTTACGCGCACCTAAATACACTCGTGTGGCGTTCTGCGTGTACTGGTAAGACGCCTGCATCACATAGACGTTCGCACTCACCTTTGACTTTATCGTTGCAACGACCTGAGTGAATCCACCAGACTCAAGCCAGAAGAACGCGCGGCATGCTCCCAGTACAGAGGCTGGATCCACTCCGCTGTCAGCATTAACGTAAACGCTGAATTCGACCGCGACATACTCACCCGCCTTTACACCATCCAGATTAACGTTAACCAGCGCGTCGGTATAACCGGATTCCACTCGCATGGCTGGCAGCGCGGCTTTTGCCCCCAACTGAGAAATCATCTGCACAGCAGTCGGCAAATTAGCAACAGGCGTCCAGGCGCTGTCTGTACCAAACAGCGGCAATAGTTGCTGCGTGGTGTCACCGTACGGGTTAAACGCAATATTGCGGGCGTTCCCGTCCACGCGCTCGTTAAACCCGGTATCACGTGACGGGGATTCGAGAATGTCCCGGATCGGCTGCCCTGAGCAGGCAAGGAAAAATCCGAACACGTAGAAGGTGCTGACTGCACTGGTCTGACGAACGCCCATCGACACCCGGCGAGGACGCTGGGCGGTGAAACGGTAGGTAGCTCTGACTTTAAATAGATTTGCGGAAACCGCGCTAATTATGTCCGGCGTGATTTGCGCTGTAGCACCATCCTGATCTGCGAAAAAAACAGCAGTTTTGCTGATTTCATCTCGTGCATTGAGTCCGGAACCGGGCGCCACGTAAACGTAAAACTGAGCGGCAGCATACTGCCCGATAGCGATAGTGTCGTAAACAAACGGCTCGACCAGCGCGTCGGTATAACCGGATGCCACCGGCGGAGCCACCAGGCAGGACACAGCCCCCGCATTCGTTAACGCTGTCGCAATCGTAGCGTCCGTAATCGCACTAACCTGCGTCCAGCCGATCGAGCCTACACGCAAACGCGGCATCTGATATTGCGGGTCAGCATAGCTGTTTGGGACCAGATTGGGTGCAATAACGCCGGAGATATTCAGCCTGTCGGCTAAAGACATATCTCCGCCAACACCGAAAATCGGACGATCGGATACTGCCATTTGCGGATATGCGATTTCGCACGCAGTAGTGCTCGCCCCCCGCTGCTGACATCCGAAATAAATATACTGAGCAACACCAGGCCCCACGCCAGTTAAACGGTAAACAGCGGTTGCCGAATATGTACCGTCACCCAAATCATCAGCGCGTGAGGAAATCAGGGTGCCAGAAGATGCGGGTTGCAAATTACGGAAAATTAATTCGGTAGTCCCGCGGAACAGATACGAAACGGCAAGATACTGGCCGCCAGATGCAAAACTAATATCCTGCTGAAATACATAGTTAACCGTAGGGTCAGAGGTGGACGAACGGGCCGGACACGGTACAGACTGAACCGCACCATGCACCGCCATTTCTGCGCTGGCGGGAGACCACGTGCCGCCTGATTGAGCGCCGGTAAACAGCAGCGGTAATTTTTCTGAATCCGATGCACGGGAGTTGGTAATGGTATTTGGGGCGTACATCGCGTATTGCGAAGGCATGCTCCGCCCGGTAGCATCCAGCGTACCGCCGTTGTTGATGTACTCGTCTGCCAAATTTCCATCAGCGGTATTCGTTACCCAGCATTTAGCCCCATCAAGGATATTTCCTGCCGCAGCGTCGTCCTGAGCTGCGCTGAGAGTAGGGAACTGGCGAACAGTTTCTGTAATGGCGGCAGTGCCTGGCTGTTTTGCCTGCAGTACGGCTACACCATCCTGATTTTCATAGATATTATATGCAGATATTGAGCCAGGCCCCTGAGCCACCCAAAATGATTGTCCGTTGTTAGTCGCAGCAAGACCAGCAATTGTGCCATCTGGATCGCTTGCAGTTTTGTAGAAAGTAAATTTATTCTTTGCGTACTCAGTTGCATCACTGGATGCCATTTCCGCATCATTCTTTGCTGATAATGCATCTTCGGCGGACTGAGCGGCGGAAATCTCAGACACAGAGGAATTCTGTTCTGAAGTTGCAGCAGCTGCGGCTGCATCTAAAGCCTCCTGAGCTGCTTTACTTGTATCCTGGTACCCCTGCTGCGCTTCAAGAAGATATTGTTTTGCCTCTGCAGCACTGACTGCGGCATCCGCAGAAAACTGCGCTGCCTGCTGTGTGTCTGTAACAGCCATAGCGGATCCTGTAATTATTAATTAAGGTTGGGGGATTAATATTTAATGCAGTACAGCAATGCGATGTTTCGCGGACGAGTGACGCTAAAGAATGCATTTTGTGCAGATGAAGGAATGGCAGTTTTTTCTTCTGCATTCAGGTAATAAGGTTTGATTCCTGAATAATTGGAAAACAGCACTGCGTCACTTCCATAATCGACAGCGTTCCCGTTAGCGAGAAATGAAATATTCGCCCCATCGTCATTATCATCCTTGCCGCCGACGATTGTCCCTTTTTGCGTACTACCGAATGTCCGGCCAGAGTCAGCGCCGCGACCATTGTCCCATCCTCGAATAAACTCCCCCCGGGCATCAGGAAGATTGAATGTGGTGCTGCCATCTCCGGCCCCCCAGGTAGTACCGATTCGGGAGAATAGGCGCGCATAAACGTTCCTACTGACGGCCTGTCCATTAGCTGCCAACCATCCATCCGGGGCGGAGTTTACGGCGAACGCCGCCACACTACCCACCAAATCGGTTTGAGTGGACATGGTTTCATCTGTGATATTTGTCCCATCACAGAAAATACGCGACACGAGACCAGGAATGACCACAACCCCGCTTCCTGACGCCGTCTTGCAGGTAACAGAATATGGTCCTGTGCAGTTATTGTGTACAACCCATCCTTTAATCCACGCCGGGAATACCAGGTTGATATTTGCTGTCAGTGTGCCAGTGAGGATGATCCTTTCCTTTGCGGCCTGGAGGGAAGATAACACTACACTCGAAGCGGCAAGTCCGGTGATCGACGTTATGCCATAGCTATCCTGAGGTACCCACCCTGTCATTGCACCAGATGCAGATTCTGGGTTATTAGAATTACCATTGCTCAGGTTTAGCCATTGTCCCGAGTAATCGGAGGCGGGAACAATAGCCCCCTTGGGATATCCGGAAATTGCAGTGCTGAACGCGGCGTTAAATGGATAACCCATCCCCGCATCACTCCACTGCAGGCGCGTATAGACATCGTTAAATATACCGTTGAAATCCTGCCCCTGCGGCGGCTTACCTCCCGCCGACAATGCTGTCCTTGTCAGTGGTGGGAACCCAGAATCCATAGCAGCTAATCCATCAGCAAGGGTTTCTGAAGTTGAATTTACTGGAATGTCGTTTTTGTCGCCGCTGACAGAAAACACCACCGTCAGGCGCGATGGTATGGCTGAATTATTCAATTCAGATCTCCTGAACAATATTAACTTTTACCCCGGGAGGGGAAGGTAAGGCGCCGGAGCTCTGCACGATCGCCAACTCAGATTCCGAAAGTTGAAACTCGAATACATAGCTCATGACATGATTGCCATCGTCACGGACATAAGCCCGCCCGCTGTCGCCGAACATGTACATAAGCATTCGATTCATCACAGGCACGGTGCAGTCGCTGATGTTAGCCATCGCTTTGCACATGATCAGCTTGCGGTATGCGTCATTGGTCAGGACGACAGTGTTTGTGTCCTGTACGCCGGTATAGAAAGGTGCCTGGTTAAAGGGTTGCGGATCGGTGAGTTCTGCCGGGGTGCTTGTAGCCTCACCAAAGCCGAAAAACTGCTGTGACGGAGTGACCGTCAGGAGCCGGCCAACATCCACTATCTTCCCCCAGCACATCAGACCGTAGTCTTCGCACGTCTCAATGTTAAAAACGACATCATAGAACGTGTCTATCCAGTCCTCAGGAGCCACGGCGGCATTAAAGGTATCTATCAGCGATCTGAGGCGCGTTGAATTGACGTACTGCGCATAGATGGTCCAGTCGACATTATTCACTTACCGCCTCCGTGATAATGTTTGTGTCATCAAGCGTCGGTTCCTGATCAATGCCGATAGTCAGCGCGCTGGCCCATGTTGTGCCGTCGAGGGAAATTTGCACCGAAAGGACGTTCATATTCTGGGTATCGAGCGCCTGAATTGGCCCAATGTACCGGCTTCCGTAAATCCTTGCTCCGCACCGCGCTCTCGTTCCGCCATCCGATCCCGAGAAGGCATTCAGAACGGCAGTTTTAATCTGTGAGTTAATATCTGAAGGAAGGCTGTCATTCTCTTCATATTCAACTTTGATATGCACGCTAACCGCGTCTAACGTCTTCCACTTATAGGTGTACTCCGGATAAGGAGAATCGTAGTTTTCGGTGTCGTAAACGGTGCCAGTGGTATCACCATTCATTACCGTTCCGGGAGGGAGCTTTTTGTTGATGGCATCGGCAATATCTGTTGCCGCCCCACCATAAACCCCGATGTAAATGGAGCTTGCCAGCAAGGTGTAATTCGTTGATCCCTTATCGACCGGAGTGGGCTCTTTGTTGTCAATAACATAAGCATCAAGCACGCCGTCAACTTCAAGGATCGCCGCCCTTACCGCCGCAGTAGTGTTAAACGCATTCCGCGCTACCGACTGCCGGCGCCGGTATTCGAAAGCAGACCGCCCCTCAACGTCGGAACCAGGCACGCCGGCCGTTTCGTTGGTGATGCTCGACCATCCGCTTACCGCGACGTAGATATTCGTCAGGGACCCAATAGGGCATGCTATCGCGCCAGTGGTCAGGTTCTGAAACTCAATCTTCACCGTGCCATCTGAGCCGATAGCGCCAGCCGCCAGAGACACATACATGTAGCCGTTATCGTCCGTTGCATAGGATTGCGCAGGTATAACCGTCCCCACCGCACCAGAGCATGTTGCCGTGACCACTGTCCCTACCGCGGCTATGCGGTCAATGAAGTAAATGCGCCCGAAACCGTCCTGAAAGCGACCGGAGGAAAAATCCGGGTTCATATTGTTCACGATGGCCAGCAACTGATCGTTTTTGTCGGCAATAATGGCCGTGTCAGTTACGGCAAGCTGGCCTTGTGGGGTTTTGAGGTTAGCGCTCAGGGCTGTGCCGAATGCGGACCCAAGGTCAGCCTGACGGCCTGCCAGGATATCGGCCTCATCAGGTACATCCAGCCCGGAAACCGAGAATGTGACAGCGGGAACCGCCGTTGAAACTGTCGTCATTTTTCCCTCACAGGGCGATATTTGAAGTTAATCCGTTGGTGTCAACGATGGCTATTACCCCTGATGCACGCCGCGTATCCCTGTCATTAACCAGCGTTGCCTCCGCGCGGGCGATATAGTTCATCCGTAACGCCTCAATCTGAAGAGCTGCTGCCATCGCTCCGGTACTGGCCTTAACGTTCAGCAACTCCTTGTAATTAACGCCCGAGTCTTTCTCGTAAATGCACTCGCCGCGTATAGCCAGACATGCCGTAGCAACGTCCTGGGCGCAAGCGTATGGGTTATCTACCGTGGCTATATTCCCGAGATCGTCAACGACCAGGTCCCAGGTATCCGTATCAAGCAGTAATGACGTGGTTTTCATGAATTGTGCCCATAAAAAAACCCCGCCGAAGCGAGGTTTGTTATTTGGTGATCAGCTTTTCCTTTCTCAATACATCGACCGGATTTGCGTTGTGCCGTCAGGAACGCCGTACTTGCTCAGCTTCCAGCATGCTTCAGCCACCTTGATCATCTGATATCTCATCTCCGGGCCAATGCCTTCTGCCAGATTGATGTTCTCTTTCATTCGCTCAAGAGAAACGCCATTCCTTTGGGTCTTACCAGCGCTACGGCACATAATCCGAACGCCAGCATCATAATCAGCCTGTTGGTATGGGTATTGCGCCATCAGAGAATAATAGATGCTGTTTAGCGAGTAAGAGGCAGCTTCAATTTCTCGTTTTCCCATGCATTCCTTGCTTGCCTGGCATTCATCTTCTTTTTGCTTGGCAAATTCTTCATTCTCTTTTTTCTGTTGCTCTATCTGCCGCTGATACATCAAGTCGTGAAGTAGGTCATTGTACCTGTTGAAATAGCATTTATTATCTTTCCTACAATCGCTTGTATCTTGATCTGGAAGATTTTTACCAGTCACGTTTCTATAAATTTCTCGCAAATCATCAACGGACTGCAGGCCGCCAGAACTTGTGGGAAATTTTGCCTTATCGAAGTTATTTGATTTTTGATAGTCAATATATTCCGCAGGCGACATTGCACATCCTGCTAAAGAAATCGAAAGCACGAGAAGAAACGTTTTTTTTATCATTGTTACGGCTCCAGAGGATTTGTGCGGCTTCCCCCCGATTCTACCCCGCCATGGTCATGTCCATCAACGATTGAGCCATCCACCAACTGAAGCTTGCCGTTCGCAAGGATTTTCACGCCGTTTAAGTTTATCACCCCGGGACTCTTGATATTTATTCCACTGCCGGTGAACTCCACGAACTCTGTCGGGCCATCATTCAGGCTTGCGATAGCAGTGATGTAAATGGCGTCTGAGTAAGAGTGTCGTCGCTGCGTTGGTGGCGGACCACTTTGTCGAGTCGCTCTGACATTTGTTGTGTCTTTGTCACAGGCTATCACCAGGCCAATATCCCCAGCCCTTGGCGTCATTTTTACTGAACTATTCCCTGCCTGATACTGAATAAATGGGATGTCATATACTTCCTGGCTCTTAATTTCACCGCCTGATGCGTTAGCCCCACTCACCAAAGGAATCACCGTCATAACACCATTACCGACATCCTTAACGAGAACTATGTCAGCAAAGACATTCCCCTTGGATGCCGAGGCCACAAGGGACAATATCGCGTTCCCCTGACATGAAATATCACTAGGTTTTTGGTTAGTTGCCATTACTTGATCCACTAATAACGGAAGCCGGAGAAGCCACAACAAACGTTTCCCATAGGCCGCCAGGAACTTTACAAGAAAGATAATGAGTTGTACCTGCTTGAATGATCCACTCTCCACTTGCATGTGGTAAACCAGTTTCAAGAATGACCTTAGTGTTCAGTTTTATCGACGGAGAATAGATACATCTGAAGTTAATACCCAACTCATAAAAAATAGGGTACCCAATTAGTCCTGTGGCAGGTGAAATATACGGGACAACAGAATCTGACGGCGTCTTACCGGTGTAAATTGTGACGGTTCCAAAATCGATATCTACCGATATGTTGTGCGCCGCCGCAATTTTTAATATTTGCGCTATCGCGTTATCTTCAAAATATGGGTTGCGATGAGTAGCTTTAACATCAACATTGACGAATTTAAGCCCAACTTTGAAGGCAAGCGCGCGAATCATATCGGCAACATCAACATCTCCACGAATCGATGTAGGACCGCAGGGGATCAGGCGCTCCCTTCCGGCAGCCGCCGCAGTTATCTCAATCGGTGCGTCCGGCATCTGGTTCAGGTTTATCCTTGCAGATGTTATTGACCCGGAAAACACTCGCGTGTCGCCAGCATAGACAATGATTGCGTTCTGCTCATAAGCAATAATCTTTTGTGCATTGGTGGTCAGTTTGGCCATGTTTTCAAGGGATAACCCCCACAGACTCAGCTCAAGCATCGTTCCGGTAGCACCACCAAATGCTGATATTGCTGCCTCGCACTTAAATCCCTTTACCGTCAGTGTATCACCGACGTCACCGTCAAATGTCCCGTTAGCCAGGGTGAACGATACGGTAAGCTCTCTCTCCTTGTAACTCATCGCCCCACCTCGTCACTGGTTGCGTAGTAAAGCTTAAAGCGAGTACCAATTTCGTCATAAGCAGGATCGGCGTCACCTTTCGTATCGACGAAAATCAGGTCTCCACTAAACCCAAGGTACAAATAACGCACAAGGTATGTGCAGTTAAGACACAAGACGCCCTGTATTACCGGGCTTTCATTAACATACAAATCAACGTAAAAACCCGTTGAACGCTGGTGAAGCTTAATAGCGCAGTTCTGTCCACCGAGAGTGACATAAACCTTCTGAGACAAAGATGGTGATAGGCTGATCTCCTGCATTTCACATCACCTTTTCCAGAAAGTCAGACACGGTGCTTTTTATTTGCTTCGCCACCGCAGTTGATGAGCTGTCCCAAACCTGGGAAACAGATTCGGCTGCCGAATTCACCCCGGATACGATCGCCCCGCCTGTCGACTGTAAGGCGCTAGACAGCGACGTTTCCGCGCTTGACCAGGCGGTTTTAACATCACTCAGCGACACATCTTTAGTGGATCCGGTAATTATCTGGGTCGTAGCTGCAGAACCATTATTGGTTTTGGCATTGCTGGTTGGTGGGCCTTCGATTACAGCGTTCGATAACATCACCTCACCGGTATTCATGATCTCTTCGAAAGTGCAGTTCGCCATGAGCAGTGTTTGACCACGATAGGACCCGACAAAGTAATCAAAATGTGTCAGGTCATAGCCGTAATAAACGGTATCTGGCGTCTCGATATCATAGGTGCTGGCAGTGTTTTTCATTTCATCCAGTTTCTGAATGAAGTTGTTACGACTCAGCAATGAAAAATTAGTCAGGTTAGGCAGCGATCCGGAGTACGCCGTCCAACCCTCGAGGGCAAAAATAACCCTTAGCTCAGATGGCTGGCGAACTTTGTTGTAGGAGGAATACTGCCCCTTCTCTACCGGGCCTTTTGTCACCACAGCGTCGCCGTACCGATCAACGCTAACCCAGCCGGAAGGAGAGAAAACCTCCTGCCCGGCCGCAGCGGTTAGCAGAGACTCATCAACCGTGTTGTAGGTGATTTTGTACGTGGGTGATATTGCGCTGTTTAGCACAGATAACAGGCTTCCTCCCTGAATGGCGGAAAGCACTGTCGAGACATTCAGAGAAAACGACATGGGTTATTGTCCTGAGTAGCCAGCCAAAAGCATGACACGGTTCTCGCCGTGCTTTTTGATGTCGCTGGTAAGCTGTTCCACATTCTGGGCCTGAGTCGTGATTTTGGTGCCGTAGAATTGATAAGTTGCACCTGACTGCCCAGGCATTGCCCTGTCAACGGCCATTCCTGCACCTGGCCGCATGCCAGCCATCACTTTAGGAACATAATTTCGAGTCTCTTCCGGCATGTTGCCCATCCCTTTTTTCTGAACGTTACCGAGCCCCCAGTTGTAGGAAGCAAGGGTTTTCTCCAGATCCCCACCGGTAGCATCCATTAACCAACTGAGGTATCTCGCCGCCGCCTCTGAGGACTTGTGCGGATCGTAAACATCACGTCCTTTTAGCCCCATGTCCCTTGCCGTTCCAGGCATGAACTGGAAAAGACCTTTTGCGCCAGCTTTGGACTCAGCGAAAGGATCGCCGCCCGATTCTGTAGCAGCCACTGAATAAAGCAATCCTTCGGGAAGTCCGTACTTACCCTCCAGCGCGCCGAAATCGCCGGCCATAGCCTGGAGAAATGACTTCCCTTTCACTCCTAGCCTTGCAGCTTTTGCATTCAACGGAATATTTGACTGGTATTGTCCTACATCCAGTCTCATTGCCGTCGACAAGTCCATCTGCGTATTCATCATTCCCTGCTGATAAGCGTTAGGAACAGCCCTTTGCGACCCGCTGGGAACGGCGCCAGAATCTATTTGGCGCTGCCTTTCCTCTGCGTCTTTTTTGTTAAGGAAAAACTCCCCGTTAGAGGTCCAAAAGATGCCGTGATTTTGCATCCACTCTTTATTTTCTTTGCTCACAATCTTGGACAGCAGACCGTCGATTACCGGGTATAGAGCTGCAAGAGCAAAAACAAGGCCACCAGGCCCAGCAAGAGCGCTGGTAATCCCAAGAACCCATGAAGCGACTTTCAGCCCAATAAGGGCAACAATGACGGTCTTCCACCCCCCCATAGCTTCGGCCGCATCATCGGCCGCCGTCGCGATATCTTTAATTGTCCCAAAGAAGCTATTAATTGCTTCCTTTAGCTCTTCTGGGTGAGACCTCATCCAATTGGATAATTCAATGAGTTGAGAATTAAAAATACGGATGTAAGGTATGAGGAATGTAAAAAGTTGGTTCTTTGTGGCTTCAAGATTTTGGTTTAAGTCTGTCCAGACAGCATTAAATTCCTTGGCCCCATTGATGGATGCATCAGAAATGCCTGATGCCTTAGTCAAGCGATCCACATCCGGAAGGAATTTACCTTCCTGATTACGCTGCAGGGTGGCGTCATCAAACCCGAGGCTAAACCCGATCTGCCTACGAATGTTGGGATCGCTTATCTTGCGCAATGCTTCCAGAGAAGTACGGGCAAGAGAATCCGCGTCTTGACCCCAAACGTCAAAGTTCTGTCCGGTGAGGGAATTTAACTGTTTAAATGCATTGAAAATTGGGCTGCTGTAATCACCAACTCTCGCACCCTGAATCGCGCCCTGAAATCCCTGCAGCGATGCACTTATCTTCTCCGCGGAGCTACCAGCAGCCTCTGCTGATTTTGACCACCCATCAAGTTCCCGAGCAGACAACCCCAGCGCCTTAGACTGGATCGATAAATCCATCAGGCCGGTCGTAGTGTTTTTGACAAAGCTAACCAACCCGCCGGCGGTAACGGTGACCCCTGCCAGCGCTAGCAACTCAGTTTTGATGCTACTGAAAAAAGAGGCGGCACGCTTGCCCTGCTCTTCCATGTACTTTGCCGTTTTACCGGCATCGTCACGTTGCTTTTTCAGGTCGTCACTGACTTCTTTCTGTCCCTTGCGGAAATTAGAAGCATCAAGCCCCAGCGTAACCAGGAGGGCGTCAATTACCGTTGCTGCCATGGTCACTCTCCGCTATGGCTCTGTTTGTGTTATCCACGGTCATCACTTCTATAAGCCACCACATATCCTGAACGCCGTATACCGTGTCCAGTTCGTGGAGTGTCGCCATCCTCCCGGAAATAACCGCAGCGATGCTTCGCGGCACGTTCTCGTACTGCAAAAAGCCTCGAGCGGAATCTTCCGGGACCGACAGGGGGAGTTTTAGTTTGCGGTGGCTGCTACAAAAGCGATGTGAAGTTTGAATGCTTCGATTTTAAGGCGCGACCAGGTGCTGATTTCTTCAATCTGGCCTTCGTCGACCAGTGACGTCTCAATACCGTTACCGCCAACGTATTTCACGCAGTCAAGCAGCTCATCCAGCAAGGGCTTGGATTGCGCAAACGGAACCTTGGCCAGCGAGGTAATACCCCACTGAGCGAGACCGGCCATTCCGCTTGCCATCACGCTTTCGTACAACTCGCGGGCTTCTGAATTTTCAGCAGTAGGGGCTGGGGCCACAGCGGCACCGATGGCTGTCATCATGTCTTCCGGAACAGTCACCCCGGCGCCAATCACGGCACATGCGAGGCGAATAGCCCATTCCTCGGCCTTTCGCGCCGGCATTTCAGTGATTTTAAACTGCTTACCCTTGTCGCGGTTATCTGCCTCGACCGTGAAAACGATACTTTTACGAGCCATTTTTATTTCCTGATTTGATTATCTGGCAGCAAAAAGCCCACCTGAGTGGGCTATTCAAAAACAATGGATTTGTGGTTTTCATGACTCGGTAAGCACGCCAGTAAAACCAGGCAATGCCAACTGACCTTGCTTGTCTAGTTGCTCAATGCGTGAAAGTAACTGCGGCTTCTTCTCTTTTCCCCACCGTCGCAGCAGGCGACCAGACATACTGGCAACATCCTTCTCTTTCATGAATTCAAGCATCACGGCGTTGCGCTCTTCTTCAAACTGCCGACGGCCAACCTGAAGCATCGCGTACATCCAGTTAAAGGCGTTGATGTAGGCGATCTTGATGCGCATCGCTTCTTTTTTGGTGTAGGACATAACCAAAAGCATCAACCCATCTTTGCGAAGTCGATAGAACTTCTGCGGCTTTCCGTTCTGCAACTCATTGTTTTTATAGCAAACCTCAAAGTTGAGTTTTGTATCAAACTCATCAGGACATGCCTTGATGGTCTTTTCGATATCACGAATTACGTTATCAGGGCGCTTGCCAAATGCTTTTGCCACCATAAATGAGTCGGTGACTGGATCGTTATCAGCCACAAAAATCAGGTCTCGAAAATCAAGTCCGTTAATAACTGTTGGGTAAGGCATAGCGGTATTTCCTTTAGAAAGATGAGCCTGTTCGCACAGAAACGCCGCCCCGAGAAGGTCCGCACCTATACGGCGTTCCTCAGGCTCAGCTTTCTGAAAGACTCGGGAGTTAAATGCGCTGCGACGCGCGGAGGTTTATTGCGGGTATAAAAAAGCCCGGGCTTAGCCGGGCTGATTGCTTACGCTGAGTAGTTGGCCGGCGTGACGGTTTCCCACTGGATGAGACCCGTTACCGGCTGAAGCACACGGCCAGCTGATGGCATGCGGCGCGCTCGCTGCAGGATGCCGTTGGTCATGACGTATTTTTTACCCAGTGACGGCAGGATCACCGTTCCATTGACTCGCAGTACAGATTTTGTGGTCATCTGCGTAGTCTGCCAGGTGTCAATGTACTTAATCGATGGAGAGGAGGCTGCGAGGTGGAACGTCCATGGCAGATCGCCATAAATAAACCCTCCCAGTAGCTTACCGTCGGCGGTACGTTGGTACTCCGCCATGTCGGTGTCACCCATTTCGAAGATGTTCTGCGCTTCGAATTGCTCCAGGTTAAATCCTGACGGGTAGAGTTCAGCGATAACTAGCTCAATGATGGCGTCAGCCGCCGTAATATTTTGACCGGCCATTACTGCACCTCCACGCTGTTAACGGTAATGCCCTGGATAATGCCGCCGTCGGTGTACCAGAAGTAAACCGTTGGCTTGGTACGTGCAGATCGCATTGCTGCGGTGAACTGGCCAATGTAGATGTAATATCCGTCGGCCATGAGTGCATCAGAGACATCAACACCGGTGATAGCCTTAATCTGGTCGAGCTGAGACTGATCCAGATCGGTGCCGGCGGTCAAACCACCCCACGTTTTGAACTGCTCGATATACGGCTTCATGCACGACTCAATGCGTGCCTTTCCGGCCGTGGCGTAAGGAAGGTTGGATGCCTGCTGGAACAACGCAACGAGAGCCGCCTGCAACTGCGCGTTAATCCACACCTGACCGGCCCATGCGTCCAACCATGCGAAATCACCGGTAATAGAACCTGGAGTCCATTGGTTGGTTTCCACGGCGTTCGCTGCATACTTGCCGTAGAAGTTATAACCGTTGGATTTCGCTGCTTCATAATCCGTGTCGTTGCTGATCATCGGCAGTAGGCCGGATGCCTGTCGTCCATTCAGGGAGCAGCGACCGTTAGCCTGGGTAAAGTTCAGCGCGGCCACAAAGCCCATCGCGTTAGCCGCATGGTTTGGGTAGCCATACACCGGGCAGGTGTCGTTATAGGCATAGGTGTTGATGATGTCGTAGACCAGAGCGTTAGTGCTGCCGGCCACAATTGCGGTTCCCGCGGCATCCCACGGGATATAGGCGAAGCGGTGGTTCTGGTTGTTAACCCACAGAGCAAACTCGTTGGCCTGGTCTTTGGTGGCTGCAAACGTGGTTGAAAACGTTACCCAGTCCTGCTCAGTAGCAAGAATGGCGGTAAAAATGTCATCAACAACTGCTGGTTCGGCCCCCTGAGAGATTACCGCGCCGGTGGATTCGGTGAGCTTCAGTCCTTCTGCCAGTGTTCCGTCCGTGGCGAAAGTGATTGAGCTTCCATCGCCTGACGTCGCTGACGTGATGATGAATTTTTTCAGCACGCTATCCCATGTCACTTCCACCGAGGCGCCAATGCCGGTTTCGATGAGAGCTGCGGCATT